GTGGTGCAAAAAGCTGCTTGACGCATAATATGGGATCGCGTACTAAAGCTAATCGGGCGCTTTGCGCCGCAGACCATTGCTGTTTGCGCGCCGCCCAATCTCCCATTCAGCCGCAGCGATCCAATCGCGCTCTGCCGAGTAGCGGCGACCAATCGAGCCCAAAACCAACGCCGACCGCACCCCGTGCTTGATCATAGCGGCTCACGGTTTCGAGGCTCGACCCCATCGGCACCCACGCGGGCCGATCTGCCCGAGCGAACCTGCCGGGTAGCCGAGCTAACCCAGGCCCACCAATGCAATCCGAGACCCTTCAGGCTACGGAAGCCTATAGCGCCGCTCGTTCGACCCATCCTCGCGTGTCCCTCGCGGACATGGAGGGCAAGATCAGCGCCCAGCACTACTTCACTGCCGGCGCGGCCGTCACGGCGCTGAACCAGCCCAAGCAGATCGACAGCCCGCTCGACCTCTTGACCATCTGCGTGCTCATCATGCGGAACGGCTTCACCGTCATCGGCAAATCGGCGCCGGCCAGCCCCGAGAACTTCGACCCCGAGAAGGGCAAGCGGTTCGCCTACGAAGACGCCATCAAGCAGCTTTGGCCCCTGGAGGGCTACGCGCTCCGCGAACGCCTCGCCGAGCAGTCTTCGATGGTCCAAGCGGCCTAGTTGGTCAGGAGCGCTCAAGCTGGGCGCTCCGACTACCCCACAGCGCGGAGACACCCGATGCGCGAACACATCCACGCCCCGGCCCACGACGAGTTCATGATCCAGCCCGCCTGGAACGAACCCAGCCGTGACGCTGTAGGCAAGGCTCCGCGCCTATCGCTCCGCGCCTACGCTCGGAAGATGAAGCGAGACGACACGGCCGAGCTGGAACGCCAAGCGTTCAACTCCTCGCCCAACTAACGTGGCGACCAGACAGCGACGCTTCACCAAGCGCAACGCTCTCGAAATGATCGCCGCAGCCATTGCGAACGTAACCGCCCGCCAAGCCACTCTGGCGATGTTCACGCCGTATCTGACGAGGGGTGGTTGATGACGAATCTGTCGCTCCTCGCCCTGCCGGTTCTCTTCGCCTGCGCCGACCGCTTCATTGGTGGCGGCCTTGGCTGGCGTAAGGTTGGCTACGACCACGGCGGACCTCTCCGCGCCGGCCCCGCGCCGTATGCTCTCGCCGTCCTGCTGCCCGCCTGCTGGCTGATTGGCGGCCTACCGCTCCTGACCACAGCGTTCGCCTGGGGCGTCTATCGCCGTGCATTCGGTTGGAGACTGGCTGGAGCTTCCGCCATGACGCCGGCTGGCCCGGCTGAGACCGCAATCGCCTTCGTCCGCCACAGCTTCGCAGCGATCATCTTGGCGCTGTTTTGGATCTTCGGCGCCGCGAACGGTTTCGGCCCGCTCGGTAGCCTGCAGCTCGTCATTGCCGGCATCGCTTTCGCCGCGGTCGCAACCTACCTCGCAACTCAGTACGCCAAGGGCAAGATCGCCAACTCCAAGCTTGAGCCCATTCGTGGCGCTGCTTTCGGATCGCTGATCGCCCTGGCTTCGATCATTCCAGTTTAGCCCGGTACTCCTCGCTCAGACCCATCTCGACAGGTGAATGAACCAACGGCGGGGCTGCGCAAGTCACAGCTGGTCCGGGCATAGCGTCATAGTTGCCAGCCAAGCCCCGCAAGTCGAACACCATCAACCACGATCCGAAAGCCAGGACATCCGTAGGGATCTGGCGGAAGGCAGACGACATGCCAGCAGGCCGCCCAAGCGCTTACGACGAATCCTTCTGTGAGGTCGCCCTATCGATCCTTGGGCAGGGCTTCAGTGAGACGGTTCTGGCTGGTGAGATCGGCGTCGTCCCCACGACCATCGCTAACTGGAAGCTTGCACACCCTGAATTTCTGGAGGCCGTAAAGATCGGTCGCGCCCGTGGCGTTAAGATTTGGGAGGCGCGCCTAGCGACTGTTGCGCAGGAGGGCGGCGGAAACGCAACGGCGGTAATCTTCGGACTGAAGAACCGCGCGTCCGAGGATTGGCGCGACAAGACCGAGACCGAACACAGCGGCGGGCTCGAAATCAAACGCATCGAGCGGACGATTGTCGATCCTTCAAATACCGACCGCTAGGGTCTTTCAGCCGCTTCTTGCGCCGTCACGATACAAGGGAGTTTGGGGCGGCCGCGGCTCGGGAAAGTCGCACTTCTTCGCTGGCCTTCTGGTTGAGGATCACCTTGCCGAGCAAGGCATGCTCTCCGTTTGCATCCGCGAAGTCCAGAAGTCCCTCGCGCAGTCATCTAAGCGCCTGATCGAAAGCAAGCTCGCGACCTTCGGCCTTGGTGAGGCTGACGGCTTCAAGGTCTTTCGCGACGTCATCGAGACGCCAGGCGACGGGCTGATCGGCTTTCAAGGGATGCAGGACCACACAGCCGAGAGCATCAAGTCCCTCGAAGGTTATCGCCGCGCCTGGGTTGAAGAGGCTCAGGGGCTCAGCCAGCGCAGCCTCACGCTACTGCGACCCACGATCCGCGCCGCTGGTTCTGAGATTTGGGCCAGTTGGAACCCGACCCGCAAGAACGACCCGATTGACGTGTTGCTGCGTGGCGCTGCGCCGCCCACCGGCTCCGTCGTCCTTAGGGCCAACTGGTCTGACAATCCGTGGTTCCCGGCCGAGCTTGAGCAAGAGCGGCAGGACGACATGCGCGACCGGCCTGACAGCTACGAACACATTTGGGATGGCGACTACGTGAAGGTGACCGAGGGCGCGTACTTCGCCGCCCAGCTCACCGACGCCAAGATCAAGGGCCGCATCGGCAACGTCTCTGCCGACCCACTGATGACGCTTCGCGCCGTGTGGGACATCGGCGGGACCGGAGCCAAGGCCGACGCCTGCAGCATCTGGATCTGCCAGTTCATCGGCCGCGAAATCCGCGTGCTGGACCACTACACCGCCCAAGGCCAACCGCTCGCCGCCCACGTCAACTGGCTCCGCGAGAACGGTTACGGCAAGGCGCTCTGCGTCCTGCCGCACGACGGCGCGTCGAACGACAAGGTTTACGACGTCTCCTACGAGAGCGCGCTGCGTGATGCGGGCTTCGAGGTCACGGTCGTTCCGAACCAGGGCAAGGGCGCAGCGATGCAGCGGGTCGAAGCCGCTCGCCGTCTGTTCCCGTCGATCTGGTTCAACGAGAAGACTACGGAGGCCGGCCGCGAGGCTTTGGGCGCCTACCACGAAAAGAAGGACGAGATCCGCGGCATCGGGCTTGGCCCGAACCACGACTGGTCCAGCCATGACGCCGACAGCTTCGGGCTGATGTGCGTCGTCTACGAAGAGCCGCAAGAGGCTCGCCGGCCCAAAGCCGCTGCAGCACGATCTTGGATGGGGTGAGTATGGCGAAATCTGACGCCCCAAAGCCCGACAGCATTCTCGAAGAGGCGACCGAAGCCTTCGCGCTCGCCGCTGAGACCGAACACGAGAACCGTCAGGCGTCGCTCGAAGACATCCGCTTCGCCCGGCTGAACGACCACTGGCCCGAGAAGGTCCGCAAGATGCGGGAACTCGAAGGCCGCCCCTGCCTGACGATCCCGATGTTGCCGCCGGTCATTCGCCAGGTCGTCAACGACGCTCGTCAGAACAAGCCATCCATCGTCGTGCATCCGGTGGACAGCGCGAGCGATCCCGAGACGGCCGAGATCATGAACGGCCTGATCCGCAACATCGAGCAATCGAGCGACGCGGAAGTGGCTTACGACACCGCGCTCGACTTCGCCGTTACTGGCGGGTTCGGGTATTTCCGCATCAACACGCGCTACGCCACCGACTCCAGCTTTGAGCAGGACTTGGTGATCGAGCGCGTCGCCAACCCGTTCAGCATCTACGGCGATCCTCACTCGACCGCGGCGGATTCCAGCGACTGGAACACGTCGTTTGTCGTGGACACCATGCCGCGCGACGACTTCAAGCGCCGCTGGAAGGGCGCCGACGCCGTCGATTGGAACGCCTCCGACTACGACGGCCTGCAGTCGCCTTGGCGCGACGGCGAACAGGTCATGGTCGCGGAGTATTGGAAGCGCGAGGAGGTGAAGCGCCAGATCGTCGCCCTGTCCAACGGCGATGTTGTGGACCTCAAGCGGTTCGAAGCGAACCTAGCCCAGTACCAAGCGATGGAAGTGTCCGTGATCGGCCGCCCTCGCGACGTGCCGAGCCACAAGGTCACCCAGTACATCATGACCGGCGCGGAAGTGCTGGAAACGGTGGATTGGGCCGGCAAGTACATCCCGATCATTCCCGTCTATGGCGAAGAGCTGTTCGTTGACGGCAAGCGCCACATCAGCGGCATTGTCCGGTCGTCCAAGGACGTCCAGCGGATGTTCAACTATTGGAGAAGTACCAGTACCGAGTTGGTCGCGCTGGCGCCCAAGGCTCCGTATATCGGCCGCAAGGGGATCTTCGATTACGACGCCGCCAAGTGGGCGACGGCCAACACCGAAACACACGCCTTCATCGAGTACGACGGAGCCGAGGCTCCGCAACGTCAGCCGTTTGCCGGCATCCCCGCTGGGGTCCTGCAAGAGGCGATGAACGCCTCCGACGACATTAAGCGCATCACCGGCATCTATGACGCCAGCCTGGGCGCCAAGAGCAACGAGACCTCCGGCAAGGCCATCATGGCTCGCCAGAGGGAGGGGGACGTTTCGACGTTCCACTACATCGACAACCTGTCCCGCGCGATCCGCCACGCCGGCCGCATCCTGATCGACCTCATTCCGAAGGTGTACTCGACCGAGCGCATCGTTCGCGTGCTGGGCCCGAACGGCGAGCAAGAGCGCGTCCCGCTCAAAAAGCCAGTCACCGTCACCAAGAAGGGTGACAACGGCGAGATGGAGAGCATCGAGCGGGTCTTTGACCTCTCGGTAGGCCAGTACGACCTCACCGTGAAGGTTGGCCCGTCGTTCACGTCGCAGCGCGAGGAAGCTGCGACGCAGATGATCGAGCTGATCCGCGCTTACCCGGCCGCAGCCCCGCTGATCGGCGACCTTCTGGCCCGCAACCTCGATTGGCCTGGCGCTGATGAGATCGCAGACCGCCTGAAGGCCATGCTCCCGCCGCAAGCCCGCGGCGACGGCGAGACTAACCCTGAGGTCGAGCAGGCCAAGGCGATGATGGGCCAATTGGGTGAGGCGCTAAAGAAGGTTCAGGCCGAACTCGACGCGGCGAAGAACGACAACATCAGCGCTCTTAAGGACGCCGAGACGAAGGCTGATCAGGCGCGCAACGAATACACCATCGCGCTCGAAAACCTGAAGATCGATGCGTTTAACGCCGAAACGAACCGCATCAAGGCGCTGAACACCAAAGACACTCCGCTCAACCCCGCCGCGCTTGCCGCCCTGGTTGCTCAGATGGTCCGCGACACCCTCGCATCGCCTGACGTCCTGGCTGGTGAGGCTCCCGAGGTCGATCAAGAGGCCGCTGAAGAGCTTCTAGCCACGTTCGGCGGCGGTGCTGCTGAGCCCACAGAAGAACCTCTGCTCGCCGACGAGTTCGAAGAGCCAGAGCCCGAGCCGGAAGACCCCGAGGGCCTCTAGCCCCACCCACACAGTTTTTGCGTCTGAGCCCCGGTCAGGAAACCGGCGCTTTGCCGCGCCTATCGCCAGCAAACCCCGAGAGGATTGGCCCCGATGTCTACCGAAGCCGAAGCCACCGAAGTCGAGACCATCGAAACGGAGGCCGGCGACACCTCCCAGACCACTGACCAAACCGAGCAAGAGACCGAAGGCGAGGAAATCGAAGGTCAAGAGACCGGCGATCAAACCGAAACCGAAGGCGACGACCTCGAAGACGTCGAGTGGGAAGGAAAGAAGGCCCGCGTTCCCGCCGAGATCAAAGCGGCGCTGATGCGGACAGACGACTACACCCGGAAGACGCAGGCCGTCGCCGAAGAGCGGAAGGCACTGGAGACGAGGGCTCAAACCCTCACCCAGCAAGCCGAAACCGTCGAGGCGCTGCAAGCGGACTACGGCAAGGTCCACGCGCTCGACATGCAGGTGAAAGCCTTCGAGGCGATCAACTGGGACGAGTTGGACCGTGAGGCTGCGGCCTCGGAAGACCCGATCTCCGCTCAGGCCGAGATCAACAAACTGGAACGCCAATACCGCCGCCTCGTCGCGGAACGGGACGGCGCCCAGAAAGACCTAGACGGCAAAGTCAGTGAGCGACGTCTGCAGAGCGAGCGCGAAGCCGCCACCGCGACGCAGGAAACGTTCCGCCAACTGTCTGACCCGAAGACCGGAATTAAGGGCTGGGGACAAGAGAAGGCGAGCACGCTCGCTAACCTCGCCATGTCCGAGGGCGTGACCGTCGAAGAGATCAAGCAAGCGGACGCCCGCACTTGGAAACTTCTCGACCGACTGCACCGCGCCGAGACCCAGCTCGTCAAGACGAAGGCGGCGAACAACCACGCCAATGCTCAGCAAACGGCTCCAGCCAAGGCTGTGTCGGGGAAATCCACCCCCGCCGCCGGGCTCGATGACCGACTGAGCACCAGCAATTGGATGGAACGCCGCAACGCCGAATTGGCCGCTCGACAGCGAGCCTGACACCCACACAGCGAGGCTGCGGCCCGCTCGTCCGAAAGACCTAGCACACCATGGCTAACTCCCTCCTGACCCCCACCGCGGTCACCCGCGAAGCCCTGCGCGTCCTCCACCAAAAGCTGAACTTCGTCGGCTCGATCACCCGCGAATACGACGACAGCTACGCGAAGGAAGGCGCGAAAATCGGCGACAGCCTGAAGATCCGCCTGCCGAACCAGTACACGGTCGGCGACGGCGCCACGATCACCCCGCAGGACACCACGGAATCGTCCGTCACCCTGCAGGTCTCGACGCAGAAGCACGTCCCGATGTCGTTCACCTCGGCCGAGCTGACGCTCAGCATGGACGATTTCTCCGAGCGTATCATCGAGCCGGCCGTGAGCGTGCTTGCCGCCAAGATCGAGGCCGACGTCCTGTCGAACGTCTACAAGGACGTCTACAACCAGGTGAACAACCACGGCGCGTCGGCCACCTTCAACAAGGTGCTCCAGGCTCGCAAGATGCTGGTTGATAACCTGGCCCCGATCAACGACCGCCAAGTCTGCCTGAACACTCAGGACAACGTGGACATGGTGGACGCGCTCAAGGGCCTGTTCAACGCCCAGGAGACCATCTCCAAGCAGAACCGAGAAGGCGTGCTCGGCAAGACCGCCGGCTTCACCTTCGCTGAGAACACCCTGCTTCCGTCGCACACCCGCGGCGCGGCGACGACCGCCTACACCACCTCCACCCAAGTCGGCGCGCTGCCGGTCGCCGCCACTCCGGTCGCCGCGATCACCGTAGCCACCGGCACGGGCGCCATGAACAAGGGTGACGTCTTCACCATCGCGGGCGTCTTCCGCGTTCACCCCGAGACCAAGGCCTCCACCGGCACGCTGCAACAGTTCGTTGTCGCGACTGACTATGTGGGCGGCGCTGGGTCGGTGACGATCTCGCCGGCCATCGTGCTCGCGGGCGCGGCTCAGAACGTGGTCATTCCCTCGACCTCGGCCACCGCGTCCCTCTCGTTCGCCGGCACGATCTCGACCGCCAGCGGCATCTCGCTCGCCTACCAAAAGGGCGCGTTCGCCTTCGCCACCGCCGACCTGGTGCTGCCGAAGGGCTTGGACTTCGCTGCCCGTGAGACCCACGACGGTATCTCGATGCGCATCTTGCGTGATTTCGACATCACGAACGACAAGCTCATCACCCGTGTCGATGTTCTCTACGGCTACAAGACCCTGCGTCCGCATCTCGCGGCCCGTCTCGCCAACAACTAGCGCGACTGGAACTAGAGGGGGTCCAAGCGGCCCCCTCGCCCTTTCCAACATCACGTAGGAGACCCCTCATGGGCGTCCAAATGAACGAGGATCGCTATGGCGTGGTCCTCTCGTCTCTCGAAGTCACCTCGGTTGCGGCCAACACGACCGCCGAGCACGATTTCACCATCACCGGCCTGAAGGTCGGCGACTTCGTAGCGGTCAACAAGCCCTCGCTCAGCGCCGGCCTCGGCGTCAGCAATGCCCGCGTGAAGGCCGCCGACACCTTGTCGCTCACCTTCAACAACAACACCGGCATCGCCATCGATCCGGCCGCGGAAATCTACACGATCTTCTGGTTCCGCCCGGAGAAGACCTCCGGCGTCGTGAATCCGTAGGGACCTGAACATGCAGCGGCCAGCCTACTTCGCCAGCGAAACCACCCTCTATCACCCGGAATACGGCTCCCGCGCTTTCATGCGCGGCGAGCAAGATCCTGGCGGGGCGTGGTTCGATACCCCTGACTGCAAAGCCCCCGTGGCGGATGAGGGGGCGGTGAAGCGGCTGGCTGTTGTCGAGAGCGAGTTGGAGCAGGCGCAGAAGATGCTTGCGACCCGCGACCACGACCTGTCGGTGCTGGCCGCCGCGAAGGGCGCGGTTGACGCCAAGGTGCACGACGCTGAGCAGCGCGCCATCGCTGCGGAGACCGCCCGTGACGAGGCCTTGGTTGGCTGGAAGGCTGAAGCCGCCGCCCACACCCAAGCCACCGAATACGCCCGCACGCTGGAAGGCCGCATCGCCAAGCTCGACGGTGATGGTGATGGCGCTCCTGGCGGCTCCGCATCGTCCGCCGAGAAGGACGAACTGATCGCCCAACTCGAAACGCTGGGCTTCAAGCCCGACAAGCGCAAGTCGGTCGCCTCGCTGCGCGCCGAACTCGACGCCGCAACCGCGCCTGAATAGCCCCAAGAGGTCTGAACCATGGCGCTGAGCACCTATTCAGACCTGACGTCGGCAATCGCTGATTGGCTGGAACGTGGGGATTTGACGGCCCGCATTCCTGACTTCATCGCTCTCGCCGAGAGCCGCCTGAATCGCGAACTCGGCATCCGGGCGCTGGAGAGCGACGCGGCCCTGACGGGTGTCCCGTCCTCGCGCTTCATCGCCCTGCCGACCGGCTTCCGTGAGGCGCAGAATCTCTGGATCAACCGCAGCGGCGGACAGCGGGAAACCCTGCGCTTCACGATGCCGGAACTGACCCTGGCCGACGAGACGCCCAGCGAGCCGCGGTCGTGGTCGATCGACGGAACCAACATCGCTTTCGAGCGCCCCTGCGATCAGGCCTACAGCTTCACGCTCCGCAAGGTCGGCGGCCTGTCGATCTCTGAGAGCGCCCCGACCAACCTCGTCCTGACCAACTACCCGGATCTCTACCTGTTCGGCGCCCTCACCGAGGCCGGCGGCTACCTGCGCGACAATGAGCTGTTCGCGATGTTCGACGGCCGGTTCCAGATCGCCCTTAGCGAGGCCAAGTCGAAAGAGGCGCGGGCCAAGTCGCTCACCACCCTTTCGACTGAGCCCGGCGTGCTGACGAATTACAACCGCCGCTCGGGCTACAGCGTCTTTACCGACCAATGATGATCCGCCCTGTCGGCCCTGACGCCGGCTCGCTCGCCCCACTGCTGGACGAGCTGCGCACCGCGGTTCTGGAACTGCAGACCCCGACGCAGCCCACGGCGCTCTTCGCCTGCGCCACCGCCGACATGCCGCCCGCCGCCGACTGGCCAGGGACCGTGCTGCGCAACACCACGCTCGACATCCTGGCCGTCTCAAACGGGACGGGTTGGATTCGGCAAGATACCGGAGCTGCGATCTAATGCCTTCATCCTACTCCGCACGCCTGCGCTTCAACCTACAGGCCGCGGGCGAGAACCTTAACACCTGGGGCGCTCTGCTCAACAGCGGTGTGTTCCAGCTGGTCGAAGACGCGATCAGCAAGCGCGTCGCCTTCACGCTGTCGGGCACGAAGACGCTCAGCACGGCCAACGGGACCGCCGACGAGGCCCGCTGCGCCTTCCTGGACGTCACCAGTGGGACCGGCGGAACCGTCACCATCCCGGCGGTGGAGAAGATCTACGTCGTCCGCAACAACACCAGCGGCGACGTCATCGTCACCACGGGCGCTGGCGCGACCGCCACGCTCAAGAGCACCGAGACGAACCTAGTCGTGTGCGACGGCGGCAACGTCCGCCCGCTCGGCGTCAACGGGGTCGGGTTCAAGGCGTATGTCGACGCCACGGCGTTTGCCGCGACCGCGCTGCCAGGCCAAGGCCCGGGGACCGCGGGCGACTTCATCAAGTCCAACGGCTCAACAGCTTCTTGGGAAGCGGTCACGACCTCCGACATCACCGACTATGCCGCCGACCAAACCGCCCGCCAGACCGCGCAGGAAGACTTTGCGCTGGTCATGGCGCTGATCTTCTAGGAGCCTGACCGTGGCCGTCACTCAGAACAAAGCCATCCTGCCCCAGACGCCGTTCTCGCGAACCGCCGTCGTCACCGCGGCCGAGACCGCGTTTCACAACCCGACGAACACCGTTGACCTGCTGCTGGGCGCGGACAACACCAATGGTGCGCGGGTCACCAAGATTTATGCGATTCCACGAGCCACGATCGGCGCGGCGGCCAACGTCCAGCTCTACAAGCGCTCTGGTTTCACCTACACGCTGATTGACAGCGTCCTGATGGCGACCGTCACCCCGGCCGCGAACGTCGCCAACAGCAAGACCGACTTTGGCCTGTCGCTGCTTTCGCCAATGGAACTGGAGGCCGGCGTCGGCCTGGCGGTCGCGACTGGCCAAGCGGTCGCCAACGGCATCGTCGTCCGCTGCGAAGGCGGCCTCTACTAATGTTCGGCGCGCTCGGCGAGAGCCCGCTTGGTCGATATCCGCTGGGTGTGCAACTTGACGACGCCAAACTAGCCGGGCTGATTGACACCCGTTCGGGCAGCTACACCACCCCTGCCGACTACTTGGCCGATCTGTTCGCCTGGGGACAGGGTGGAACGGGTAACGCGGTGGCGTCGAACTACCATGGTGGCGGTGGCGCCGCGGCCGGCTACAGCCGCTTGCTCCTCCCCCGCGGCTCGAGCCTCGGCTGGACGTCCCTGGGTCCGCGCATCGGAGCGAGCCCTGGAAGTGGAGGCTCTGTCGGCGGTGACACCACAATCACGGTCAACGGCGTTGTGATGACGGCGCAAGGGGGCCGCGCCGGCTCGACTGTCGCGGCTGGCCGCGCGCTGGGCTCGGGGTTTCAAATCAACCGCTATGGCGGGGGCACGAACGAGGCGGGGGAATTTGGGGGAGCCACGACCGGCGCGGACCATTCTGGAGGCGGCGCTGGCGGCTTCCGTGACCTGTTCCTGGGACGCACCGGCGGTGACGGATCGAACGGAGTGGGCGGGAGCGGCGCGCAGGTCATCCCCGACATTGGCGGCGGCGGCGGCGCGAACGTGGACGGCCTCGACTATTCGACCTGGTCGGGCGCGGGTCACGTTCTGATCTTGCTCTATCGGATCTGACCGATGCGGATCAGCTTCGACATCCCGCCCGGTCTCAACGGGGACGACACCACCTATGCCGCTGCCGGCCGCTGGGCTGATGCGTCGAATGTTCGCTTCTACCGCGGGCGTCCGCAGGTCATCGGTGGCTGGGAAAGCCTGACAACCGACTTGCTGACCGGCGTTTGCCGCAACGTCTTCAATTGGTCGGACAACGACGGCTCGCTGAACATCGCTTTCGGAACCCATTCGGCGCTTCAGGTCTGGGTCGGCGGGGGCCTCTACGACATTACGCCGGCCCTGGCGATGCCGTCCGCGAAGCTGGGCGCAAACCCGCTGGCGGTGACCGCTACCAGCGCGGTTGTGTCTGTCACTCACGCCGGCCACGGGCTTAAAACCGCGGACACCATCATCGTTTCGGGAGCCGCCGCGATCGGCGGCATCACCCCGAACGGCGGTCCGTTTGCGATCACGAAAGTCAACGACAACAGCTACACCTTCACCTTCACCTCGCCAGCGACTTCGACGGTCGCGGGCGGTGGGGGATCTGCCGTCGCGATTGCACCGCAACAGGCGTTCGTGGCCGGCGCTGTCGATGGCGCGGGAGGCTCAGGCTACGGCACCGGCTCCTATGGCGTTGGAGAGTATTCCAAGCCGTCCACCGCAGAGTTCTATCCTCGCACGTGGGCGCTGAGCGCGTTCGGCGAGAACCTGGTTGCCAGTCCGCGTGGTGGGACCGTCCACCTCTGGGCCAATAACACCGGCTCCAACGCGGCGCCGCTAGCCAACGCGCCGCGTAACGTCACGCACATGGTGGTGGCGCCGCAGGATCAGATTTTCGCGCTCGGCTGCAATGAAGAGGTCTCGGGCGAGTTCAACGCCCTGTGCATCCGTCACTGCGGGGTTCGCGCTTCGAGCGTCTGGAATACCTCGAACGCCACGACGGCACGCGAATACGTCCTGCCGGGTGGCGGGCGCATCGTCGCCGGCAGGATCATCGGCTCAAGTCTGCTGGTCTGGACAAACCACGCCTTGTTCCTGGGCACCTACGTCGGCTCGCTGGCTCAGCCTTGGCGCTTCGATCGCGTCGGCGCCAACTGCGGCTTGATCGGCCCCAACGCCGCGGTCGTTGTGGGTCAGACGGCGTTCTGGCTTGGCCCCGACCTGCAGTTCTACCGCTACGGCCTGGGCGCCGCCCCAGGCGCCATCGAGTGCCCAATCCGCACCGATTTTGTCGAGAACCTGACGCCGACCCAATCGGACAAGATCAGCGCCGGCACGACCTCGTCATACACCGAAATCCGGTGGGACTATCCCGATGGTCGCGATGGTGTGGAAAACAGCCGCTACCTGTCGCTCAACACTACAGACGGTTCGTGGTCGAAAGGCGTCATGGACCGCACCGCCTGGTGCGACGCTGGTCCCAGCCAAGATCCTATCGGCGTCACGCCGGCCGGCAATGCCTACTGGCACGAGCGGGGCGCCTCGGCTGACGGATCGGCCTTCGCTTGGCTCATCGAGTCCGCCGACCAATACCTAGACGAGAACTCGCTGATGCGAGTCAACGGCGTGTGGCCCGACATTGGCAGCTCCACGCAGATCGGCCCCGTCTACGTGACCCTGACCAGCCGCCTGAAGCCGCAGGGGGATGAGCGGGTGTTTGGACCCTACGGAATGGCGGTTGGGCAGGCCAAAGTCGATGTGCGCGCCTCGGGCCGCCTCTTCAAGGTCAAGTTCTCCGGCAACTCGCTTCCGACCGCGGCTCGGCTCGGACGTCCGATCTTCGATGTCGAAAGGCTGGGTCGGCGATGAGTGATATGGGCGCTGTCTGGCTGCATTGCGGACGCTGGATCAACGAGGCGCTGGACCACTCGGGCAACACCCACAGCCTCGCCGACGTGGCCCGACTGGTGGCCGCCGACGAGGCCCGACTCTGGGTCGGCAAGCACTCGGCGCTGGTCACGGAAATCAACAACTTCCCGCGCGCTAGGGTGTTGAGCCTGTGGCTTGCCGGGGGCGATCTGAACGAGCTGACCAACGACCTGCGCCCAGCGGCAGAAGCTTGGGGCTTCGCTCAAGGATGCACCCGCTCAGCCATTCTTGGCCGTGACGGATGGGTGAGAGCCCTGCGCGGGTCTGGATATGAACCCGCCGCGCGTCTGGTGATGAAGGATCTAACCGCATGAGCTTCAAACTCGGCGCTAGCAAAACTAAGGCCTCGTCGTCGGGGACCGAGGACTACACTAAGACCTCGACGCCCAATGTCCCTGATTGGTTCGCCCAGCCGACGCAATCCCTGGTCGGAAAACTGGAAGGTCTCGGCGCGACTGATCCCGCAAGCTTGGTTTCAGGTGTCGATCCGTTGCAGGCCCAAGCCGCAGCCGGCGCGTCTCAACTCGGTTCCGATGCCGCGTCGTGGATTCCGGCGCTGATGAACAAACCAGCGCCGACCGTGAACGCTCAAAGCGTACTGACGAACCTGGAGAGCTACTACAGCCCGTTCCGCGAGCAAGTGACTGACGCGGCGATGTCCGACTTTGATGCGAACGCTGGGCGCACCCGCGCAATGCAAGACCTCGACCTTGCCGGGTCTGGAGCGTTCGGCGGGTCGGGCGCAGCTATCAGTAAATCACTAACCGAAGGGGAGTTGGCGCGCGCGCGCAGCTCGGAACTCTCCGGCTTGTTGTCCAGCATGTTCAATACGAGCGCCGGCCTTTCGGCGGGCGACGCCGACCGTCGCCAATCGGCATCGGCGACGAACGCCAATCTCGACCTTCAGACCCGCGCGCAAAAAGCGGCCCTTGGCTTTGGTCGCGACGAGAGCGAACGCGCCAACATCGCCACCCAAGCCGGCATCGGCGATGCCCTTCGCGGCATCGACACGGAAAACAAGCAGGCACCGTTCAACCTGCAGGATTGGCTTGCGCAGAACCTCGCTGGCCTCAACCCAGCGCTGTTCACCGGCCAAAGCGAAACCGGCTCGTCCAAGACGACCGGCAAGAGCAAGGGCACGAGCCTTAGCGCCGAGGCTGGCTTTAAATATGGGGGTGGCAAATAATGGCTGCTAAGCGTCCTCGCTTCGGCTTCGGCCCGCTCACCGCTATCGATCCGCTTCAGGCGGACATGAACCGCATGGTGGATCTGACCGGCGAGACCACGATGGCGTCTGGCCCCGGCATGGTGGATTTCCTGCCGAAGCTCGGCGAACGCCCTGCGGCGGCTCCCCAGGCCTACAAGCCGAGCTTCATGGAAATGTTCGACGCTGTAGCCGGCGGGCAAACCATCACCGACGCCCGCAAGGGCTTGATCGCGGAAGATCAGGCTATTCAGGATGCGGCCACGTCGCGCGCCCAGGTGCAGAAGCTGATGGAGAGCGTTCTCACGAACCCTCGGGAGCGGTTGGCCTTCCTGAAGGACCCCAAAGAGTGGGCTAAGGCGGTCGCAACGAACGTCGGCGCTTCTAATGTTGGCGGCGGCGATACCCGCATCATGCCCGGCTTCGGCAAATTCGCCGCTCCTGAGGTGATCACAAGCGGCGACAGCATCATCTCTGCGACGCCCGGCGGCGACATGGACGTGCTGGGCACTCGCGAGCCATCCTTCGCCGAGAAGGCCAACGTGGATATCAAAGATCGCCTTGCCGACATCCAAGAGCGCCTTGGCGGCGCCAAGATGGGCCGGATGGCGGTTCAGAACGCCAATGACTCGGCCCGTGTCGGTATCGCGGCGAAGAAGGCGGCTGGCAAGCCTGCAGCGGGCGGCGGGGGATCGTCTCCCGCTCTAGACGCCATCGCCGCCGAACTGCGCAAGCGGGGTAAGCTCTAATGGCCGACCTATCGCAAATGACCGACGACGAACTGCTGGATCTGTACCAGCAGGAGCGCGCCAAGGCCGCGCCGGGTAAGCCGCTGCCTGTCGGTGTCCAGAAGATGGAAGCCGACGACCTGGATGCGATTTTCGCCGCCGGGTCCACCAAGGCAACCATGGCGAAGAACCTGGATCGCCTGGGCCGTGATGAACTGAAGCTTGGCCCCGTCGCCAATCTGGTCAGCGAGGGCCGCAACTGGGCCGGCATGTCCGATCCGAACAGCCGCAATTACTCATCGTTCCGCTCCGACCTGGAGAAGATGCGCAATGATAGCCTGCGCCTCAACAAAGGCGTGCAGACCGAGGGCGACGCGCAACGCGCCTGGAATGAACTACTGAAGAACGTGAACGACGAAGAGTTGGTCACGCAGCGGCTGCAGGAGATTCAGGGGATCAACGACCGGGCGCTGCAGTTCCGCACGCAGGTTGTGAACCAGCGCCGCAGCCAATACGGGGCGCCGCTGATTGATCCAAACGACTACGCCCCGAAGAGTGCCGCAAGCCCCATGCCGTGGGCGAAGAGTCTGCCTGAGGGTGTTCGCGCCCAGCTCCCGCGCGCGCCAGCCGACAATCAGCCCAGCAAAGCCGTCATTGGCGAGATAGAGCGCATGAAGAAGGTCGGCGAGTGGGACGGCGCGAAACCTCGCGGTTCCCAGGCCAACCCTTTTGTCGCCGTCAACCCGCGCGTCGCGGCGAAACTCCCCAAGGGGTCCTTCTACCTGGACGCCAAGGGCAACCTCTACGTGCAGGACTAGATTGCAATGGCCACGCTAGTTCGACCCGCCGATCAAGCACAACCATCCAGCGGAGGCCCACGTCTGGTTCGCCGCGCCAGCGCCGATCCCGCCCCTGCTGCGGAGAAGTCCGCCAAGCCGCGCTTCAATGTGTGGGGTGAGGGCGCGGGCCTGCTCGCCAACCTCAACCGTGGCTTGATCGTCGCCGACGAAATCGCGGGTGCGGGCAACGCAGTTCGGGAGGTCGTGTCTGGTCGGTCGAAGATCGATGCGGCGAAACTCGCGACCGCAGCGGCGATGGCGCTTACCAATCAGCCGATGACAGGCCAGATGCTTGAGGCGTCTGGCGCCCCAGCCGCCCTGCGCGCAGGCATGGCGAGGCAGCGCGCAGTGGAGGATGACTTCTCCGAGCGCCGTCCCACTGCTGCTGCACTTGCGCGCGGCACCGGAAACGCGGCGACCATCGCAATCCCCGGCGCTCCGGTGCTTCAGGGCGGGCGGGCGCTTAATGCGGCTCGTGGCGCAGTAGCTACGGCCACACCCGCCGCGGTCATGGCGTTTGCTGACCGAGGAACTGGTGTGGATCGGGTGAAGGCGGCGAAAGACGCAGCGCTTGTGGGCGCCGCGTTTGGCGGAACCGGCGGGGCATTCGTTGGCGACGCCGTGAAGAAGGCACCCAAAGCAATCGACAGCGCTAAGGATGTTCTGCGGCAGGCCGGCGTTTCTCTGACGCCCGGCCAGCGCGCAGGCGGCATGATCAAGAGCGTGGAAGATGTCGCCCAGCGAGCGCCCATCCTGGGCCCAGCGATTCGCGGAGCCCGCGAGCGCGGCAACGTCAGCCTGAACCGCGCCGTGGCCAACCGCGCACTTTCGCCGCTGGGTGAGATTGTGCCCGCCAACGTCAAGGCGGGACATGAAGCCGTTGCTTATGTCGAAAAGCGAGTTGGCTCGCTCTACGACGAAGCGGCCGACATGGTTCCTAAGGTGACGCTGGACGACGAGTTCGCTACCGGCCTCACAAGTCTGGAGAAGGGCGTCGCCGAGTTGAACCCCGACGTGGCGACCCAATTCCGCAACATCTTCGCCAACCGCGTCGGCCCCGCGCTCGAAAAGCCCATGTCGGGCCGTGACCTCCGATCCGTCCAAAAGCAGATCGGCAAGCTCGCGGCGGACAAAGGCGCGTCGGCCGATGAGGCGCAGCGCGCGCTTGGCGGCGTGCTCGAAGACCTGAACGACGAACTCAAGAGTCTGATGGGCAGGTCGAACCCCGACGCGGGCGAGCTGATCAAGACAGCTAACGAGGGCTGGAAAGGCTTTGTGCGGCTCCGCGCCGCTGCCGCCAAGTCGAACAAGGATGGCATCTTCACGCCGGGCCAACTCGCGACAGCGGTTCGCTCGATGGACAAGAGTGTGGGCAAGGGCAACGTCGCGGCGGGTAGGGCGGTCATGCAAGACCTGTCCTCGGCTGCGTCGGAAGTCATGCCCGACACGTTCGGCAATCCCGGCACGGCTGACGCTGTTGGGCTTGGCGCGCTGGGCATGGGAATGATCACCGCCCCCGCTCAAGCGATCCCTGCCGCCGCCGGCCTCGGTCTCGCCGCCACGCCTTACATGCTGATGGGCCGCAAGATCGTCACTGAACTTCCGCCTACCGCTTCGGGTCCTGAGTTGCAGGCAGCGGCGGCAGAACTAGCACGTCTCGCCCAGAAAGATCCGGCAGTAGCAACATTGTATCGGCAGGTTGCCGCACGCGCCGGGCTCGGCGTCGCTCAGAATACGCCCTGATCTTCCGGCCTAGAACCACCAGGCCGTACCACATCACGTAGGCGCCCGGCACGTAGAGGCTTCGGTTGTAGGTCTCAAGCCACGGGTCTTTCTGCATCTAACGACTATCGCACGGAACCCGTCGAACGGGAATCCGCGACTTCGCACACCCCCACATCCGGCCGTTTGGCCCCAGACATCATGAGGTTTCGATGTCCAAGATCCCTATCGGCTCAACCGACTCAGCGCGCACCGCCGAGGCCGTCATTGTTGTTAACCGCGCGACCGGCGAGCCCGCGGGCACCAGCGACACCACGGAAGCCACTCAGACACAGGTTCTGGCAGCCGCACGGGCCATCCAAGTGGCTACCGAGGCCACTCAGGCTGCGGTTAAGGCTCCGGCCTCTCAACTTCCAAAGCAGCCCCTGGAAGTAACTTCCGACCTGACCCATGGTTTCAGCACATCTTCCGTTTCAGGCGAAACAACGCTCGCCCCGGCGATCTCGGGGCAAACGACCCGCGTTCACCGCCTCACCGTCACCGCCGCCGCAGCGACAGTGGTTGAAATTCGGGATGGCACCGCTGGGACCGCGCTAAAAACCTTTGAATTTCCAGCAGCCGGTGCGTTCGTTTACGATTTTTCCGAGCGCCCTTACGCCAAGACGTCCGCAAATACTTCGCTAACTCGCAATTCCACCGTGGCGACTAAAGTCACGGTCGACTTCGACTATGTGACGAGCGCCTGATGTCGGGGTACGTCAACTTCTCCAACGCATCCGCCGCCAACCTCAACCTGAATAACAACTACGAGGCGCTTGGTTTCGGCGCCAGCGGCGGTGGCACGACCATCACGGCGGGCTCGACCGAAAACTCCGAAGGAAGCTACGTTTCGCTTGGGGTCAACACGGCCAACTGGGCGGGATTCGCCCTGTGGCTTGGGCCTGCCAGCACATCGAGCGTGCGGTTTCTGGTCACAGTTTCTATAGGGGGCGTCACAGTCCTTGCGAACAACCTCTTTGCGCTCCCTAGCACCAATGCGGGCTGGCTCTCCGTTCATCTCCCGCTAAACGTACCCTCTGGGTCAGATATTCAAGTCAAAGTGCGCTCATCTGGCGGGTTGGCCACGTTGCTCGCGGCAATTGTCGGGGTGGTCCGAAATGCTCAGTCGCCGCCGTGCTTCACCAGTCTCGTGGCGCTGAATGCGGATACGACAAACACACTCGCGTCACCAACAAATACGCCGACCAGCAACACCTGGACGGCGGCGATCGCTTCGAGCGCGGCGGCCTATGACGCCCTGATGGTAATCGCATCGGGGACGGGTAACACCTCGGCAGCTCCACAGAACGCGACGATCAGACTGGCTACGGGCGCAGCGTCGTCGGAGGTGGAGTTTTTTCGACTTCCGTTCCAGGCAAGCACGACCGCGCCGACCACGCGCGCAGTTCACGCGCTGATCCAGAAGTCGTTCGCGTCCGGCGTGCGATTTTCCGCAGCTATTCTCGCTGCAACCACGACCGACAATGGCCGCGTCGGTCTCTACGGGCTGACGACATAATGGCGACCAAGGGAATGTCCTTCGTTGGACGCGTGGGGGCGGATTTGGCCCGGTTGTCCAACCGCCCGCCAACCTCACTTTGCCCACGATCACAGGGGGCAGTTCGCCGCCTGAAGTCGGGGAGCTTCTAGTCTGTTCGGAAGGAACGTGGACCGGCGCGCCCACATTATTTGGTTTCCAGTGGGAGCGCGACGGTCTGGCTATCAGCGGCGCAACGACGCTGAACTATTTGGTCGCGGAAGCCGACAATGGCGCACTAATCACTTGCGCTGTCATCGTTTACAATGCCGCGGCCTCGGTTTCCGCGACATCGCTTCCGGTTGGTCCCGTCGAGCTGCCAGTAGATCCGCCGGTTGACACGGGACGCGCGGATTTGTCCCCCATGGCACGAACTCGGGCCGACGCAATCCAGGCGGTGTTCGACGGCCAGGACTGGCGGCCCGACCTCGCAACTGTATCGTGGGACGACACCATTCTAATGCCGAATGGCTCGGAGTTCCACAAGTGGATCAGGAGTGGGAGCGGGGACGCTGCGGGCACCTACGCCGTGTCCGGCGCGGTGCGCAATCCCGCACGAAACCAGCGGGTCTGGTTCTCAGCTTCTGGCGACTTCACTTTTGCGGGCTCAATTGGCAGCAGCGGAACACCAGGCGTCTTTGAGCTTCGTGGGGGGCGACCCAGCGATAGCGGCAAAATCCTACTACTAGAGCCTGAAACGACAAGCCCGCAGATAACCGCTCGCTTCATCGGATCTGGTTGTAGGGGTGTCTATTGCCGAAACCTGGACTGGGTGGGCGGTATTGACGATTGGGGCGCAATAGCGCGCCCAGCGGTTGGAACGCGCACCGAGGAGGCTGCGCACATTCACTTCGCGCCCCAGACCTTGCGTGGCGTCAAGATCAACGCTCCGGGCGCTGGATACATTGTCGGGGACATCTTGACGTTCGGAGGAACTTTCGACGCAGCTCCGATCGCGACGGTCGGCCAAGTCGATGGGGCAGGCGGCGTCGTTGATATTGATATCGCGTATGGCGGCAAGTATCTCGTTACACAGACAAACACGTCCTTAGTCGCGAGTGTAGGTGTTAATTCGGCGACGGGGTCAGGCGCAGCGCTGGTCGCCGTTTGCTGGAACACAAGCACCGCGAACCTTCTGCCCGGCACGACCAGCAACGCTAATCCCCGCGACACCTCCTGCATCACCATTCAGCGGACGGGAAACACCGCCCCAGCTCTGCCCATCGTCATCTTCGAGGGCGGTCGGATCGGCAAGGGGCACACGTCAAGTGACCCTCAACGATACGGCTCTGGTATCGCCGCGATCAACTGCGAGCAGGTCACCATTAAGGCTATCGCCTTCAAGGGGTGCGAAACTGCCCTGAAGCTAGTTACGGTTCGTCGCGCATCTTGGCACCGCAACGATTTTCAGCAGATGATTGGCGACGTCTGCATCAATACCAACATCAACGTCGATACCGTCATCGCTGGCGGGGAAACCTATGGCACGATCTACCCCGACCGTATCGGCTACGAATGGGCGCGCCTAAACACCCGTCGAAACATGGTGGATGATTGCGCACGACTAACCGCGCGCGGGGAAGATCTCCGCTTTGACCAAGCGCACGCGGACTTCTCGCAGCACGGGACCAGCGGAGACAGGGGCGGGTATATCTTCCTTTTCGAATACAATGCCGACTACGCTGAGCGTGAGACTTATACTGACCGCAACGGTTCGTTCCGCAACAACTCGACAAGCACGGTTCGGGTCACGGGCGGAACTCAAGGCGGGTACAATGACGACGCCGATGCAGCCTATAATCTCCATCAGGTCAGCCATGCGAACTTGATCGCTGTGAACACCTCCATCGGCCTGACCGCGTACAACGGCCTCACAGACATAGAGCGCAACCACGTTCTTCGCGTCGGACGAATAGCCGCCAGTGCGACAATCGGCTCAGACGGATTCGGCTATTCAACTGACAGCGCTTCCAACGTCACTGTTCGAAAGAAATCAGCGGCGGCCACGGCGACAGTTTCGGTGCTCAACAACATCCTGACTTCTGTATCCAGCCTGTCAGTAACCGTAGACACTCTCGCGGCGCCGACAAATCCGACCGCGAACGGTAATCTTTTGTGCGATCCCCGTGTCTCAGCGGTTGAAGGTGCCCGCCTTCAGGATATTTTTCCAACCAGCACGTTCACCACGGTCAACGGCCACAATGGGTACGGTTTCGTGGACGATGGAGCTGACGGTCAGGCCGCTTTCCGCGCCGCCCTGTTCGCTCAATTTCCCCACTCGACCAAAGGTGCGCCGAACCCCGCTACGTGGCCTACTGAGTAGGCCGCTGCATCCATAGGCTGCCCGCCGATCCGGCCCCGAAATCGAAGTCGCCGAACGCGCTCTCGATCATCTCGGCGTGTCGCGTCGCGACATAGCGGCCGGGCCACAGAACGTCGAAATAGCCGCTCACGATCCAGCCAATCAGTGCGTTCTGTTCGGAGTAGTTCCTAATGCGCCAGTGTGGAGGGTAGTCGTCTGGTAGGAAGATGTCGTGGACGTGGACAATAACTCCCGGTTTGAGCCGGGGAAACATCCGGTTGAACTGAATGTCGACGTCCATCCCAGGGAGCATAATGTGGCTGGAATCTATGAACAGGATGTCTCCGGCCTCCAGGGAGCCAGCTAGATCGGCGTCGTCCTCATTCAGCAAACGCGGCTTGAAATCCACATCGAGGGCGATGATCTCGCGCCGCGGCTGCGGGTCGATGCAGGTGATGTGACCAGAGCCGTTGTCTTTTACGCCCCTGGCGAGGAAGTGGGTCGAATCACCCGACCCAATTTCAATAATGCGGTTGGGTTTGAAGCGGCGGACGGCGGCATAAGTCGCCATGCCGTCAAGCACCGGGAACATGCCGCGCCCAAACATCGGATCGGTGGGATTTGAGCCGAATGCGCGAAATGTGGTCAAATGGCCGTGCATCTCCTCCAAAAGATCCCCGAACGGTGAAGCTGCGCATAGCGCTGCGACTTCTGGATATAGCGTCGTTACCGGCTGAAGATGATTGACGTAGGCGTATTGGGTAAAAAACCCACCGCCACTACCGATCATCGTCCGAGCTAACGCCCGAATGCGCGACAGCTTCGACTTCAAGCTTAGCGGCCGATCTGGAAAGGTCTTGATTGTCGTCGCGCTCTCGCGCTCCGCATGCAGGAGTACGACCTCGGCGGTTTGGGCACTGGGCACTTCAGATCCCCCTAATGTGTCCCTGATTCCACCACGTTAGAACGTCGGTCGCTAGCAAAATCACGCTGTGGTTGCGGCCTATTTCACCTGAGATAGGCATCGCTCGGCGACCTTCCGTGTCTGGCCAACCCGAACGGGTCCTGGCCGCCCCCACAATCACATCACTGAAGCCTCGGACGGAGACGCCGCCGATGACCACCCGCCATGAACTCATGGGCGATCTCCTCCAGCAGTCCGGCAAGAACGGCTTGGGCATCGCTGTGACAGTCGCCGCGTTCATTGGCGGCATGTCGCTGCAAGATTGGGTGCTGGTGGCGACGCTGGTCTCGGTGCTCATCGGCGGCGCCCACTCGGCGTACAAGCTGGCCCGCGACATCATTCGAGATCGCCGGGCGCGAAAGCTGATCAAAGCGGAGCTTGGCGAGTGAGGCTGCCGCCCGCCACTGCGAAGGTCGTCGCCGGCATCTTCGTAGCCGCAGCTACGACCGCCGCCGTAACGCTGATCCCAGAACATGAGGGCGTCCGCTATCGGGCCTATCCCGATCCTGCCACCCGTGCCGAGCCCTGGACGATTTGCTACGGCCATACGCGGGGCGTGAAGCGGGGAGACACCGCACCGCCCGAGCAGTGCGTTCGATGGGCCTCCGAAGACGCCAAGGCGCACGGCCTCGACATCGCCCGGTGCGTTCACGTCAAGGTCCCGCACCAGAGCGCCGTGGCGTTCGTGAGCTTCGCCTACAATGTTGGCTCCACGAATTTCTGCCGGTCGGGCTTGGTCCGCAAGCTGAACGCTGGCGACCTCCGCGGTGCCTGTGATGAACTTCCGAAATGGATCTATGGCGCTGGCAAGGTCATGCCGGGTCTGGTGCGCCGCAGGGCTGACGAGCGCGCCGTTTGCCTGTCGGGCCTTCGCTGATGCGCCTGGCCCTGCTGATCATGCTCCTATTGACGTCGGGTTGTGTCGTTCTTCCGGTCCGTCGTCCTTGGCCGTCTGAGGGTGTTTCTCCCTCGGCTGATCGTCATGGATGGACATCGCCGAGGATGTTGATCGAGGGGCATCAGCAGCGTCAGACATTGCAGCACATCTGATGCGATCCCAGAGCCAACCTTCGTGTCGCATAGCGGCGACATCCCCTCGTCATTGCGCCCTGGAGGCTGAGTGACCGCCGAGCAAATCCTCCCCGCCGTCGCGAAGCTGCTTCAAGCCCGGTATCTGGCGAAGTGGTCAGTCTATCGCGCCTCCATCGGCCTGCCGCTTCCGAAGCGTCGCCGGAAAATCAAAACTCCCCCAGGCGTCATAGACGTCGTTGATCACGAGCTTGGTTGATGGGTACGCCCCCCTTGAGGCTAGAACTCGCCCAGCAGGCGGTGCAGCGGGTCGAAGATCAACTTCGCGAAGGCTGCGTTCCTCGCAACTGGGGAAGCGGAAAGAGCGCTGTCGAGACCGCTGGTGTTCTTGCGGTAGAGCAGGGGTGGGTGAAGACCCTGGCGGGCTTCCGTGGACGCCTAGAGACCGCAAAGGATCTGCACGGCCTAGAGCCCGACTGGTCGCTCTATCGTCCGCGCCAGTACCATCACCGGCTCCCTGGTGCCCCATCGATCCCGTCGCAAGACCACGTTGTTGAGGACTTTCCGAGCGGCGATCCGATCCGAGCCGCGATCATCGGCGACGCACACGACAGCCCGCACCTTCCCGACAAGAGCCGGTTCCGCTGGCTGGGCGCCTACATCGAGGAGCATGGCTTCGACCGCGCCATCTCGGTTGGCGACTGGTGGACGATGGACAGCTTCTCCACTCACACCGACCGGGCGACGTTCGAGGGGCGTGCAAAGCCAACATTCGACCAGGACCGCGAGAGCTTCCACGAGAGCCAGCGCGCGTTTCAGATTGGTCTCGCCGGCCACAAGCCGAAGCTCGATATCACGCTGGGCAACCATGAAGTTCGCGCCTGGCGATGGGACAATATCCACCCTGAGGCGACGTCGCACGGCCTCGCGGTTCAGGAGGCATTCGCCCAGTGGGGCTGGCGAACGTCGCCGTACGGGGAATATCGGTTCTTCGGCGGCGTTGGGGTGACGCACATCCCCTTTAACGCCCTCGGGAAGCCCCTGGCGGCCTCCCAGCGGCCCAACAAGGCCATGTTTGACACCATCCACGGTGACGATCACCGGGCGACCCAGATGACCGACTTCAAGTCAGGTCCAGTTCGCTCCCCTACGATCTACTCGGCCGGTACGGCGCTCCCGCCCGGCTTCATCGAAGGCTTCGCAAACAAGGGCGGCTCGACGTGGCGCACCGGCATTTGTGAAGCCACCATGTGGGGCGGTCACGTCCGCAAATGGTCCTTTGAGGAAATGATCCTTCTCAAGCGGCGCTACGGCCGGTCGGGAGAGGGCGAGCCTCGCACCGTCAAGGGCTGGGAAGCGGCCTAGTCCACATTTGGACATCGCGTCCAACTGGCCGGGATTCCTCGATCCGCTGCCATGTGGCCGTCAGAAATTTGCGTCGTATTTCTGACATCGCCAATCCGCCGCCCCCCGCTGAGCGCCCATCCTACCCCCGCAAAATAGATCCGAACTCGTGGAGCGCGCCCATGTGGTGGACCCTGCTTGGCGTCTTGGCATTCGTCATCGGCTTGGGGTTCGCGGCGTTCTGGGCGGTTCGGCTCGCCATCCTCCGACTATTGAGAGGCCGATAGATGTCCAACATCGAAACCAAAGTCCTGGCGTTCATCGCAGCAGGCGTATTCACGCTGGCCGTCCTGACGGGTCTCGTGTTTTGGGGCCGAGACATCGGCATCAAGCACGACGCCAAGCGCACCGCTCCGATCATCAAGCAACTGGGCGACGACTTGAAGCTCTGCCGGACGAACGAGGTCACGCTCCACGGAGCCATCGACCAGCGCAACGATGACATTAAGGACTGGAAGGCCAAGGCTACCGCCGCTGAGAAGGAGGCTGACCGCCTGACCGCTGAAGCCCGCAAGGCCAGCGCTCAATACCTGTCCGACGCCCGCCGTATCGCCTCCGCACCCGTGACCGGCGACCACTGTGAATGGGCCGCCGAATTCCACGTCAAAACCCTGGAAGCGGAGCGCCGCTGATGGAACGCCAGCCTTTCACTAGAGCGCCTGCGATAGCTGTAACCGCTCTCTGCCTTTCACTAGCCGCCTGCAGTTCGCCGCCCAAGGAGCGCATCGTGATCCAGCGTGTCCAGGTTCCGATCTACCAGCCCTGCAACCCGGTCCTGTCGGCCAAGCCGATCTATCCGACCGACGCCGGGCCGATCTCCACCGACATCGCCCAGCAGATGAAAGACATGCACGAGGACCGGAAACTTCGGATGGCCCGCGAGTTGGAATTGGAGGCGGGGCTTAAAGGCTGCGCCTCCCATCCGCCTGACAGCTAAGCGGCCATTGCCCTACGCCTAGGCGCTCCGCTTGGCGTTGAGCGCCGCGATAAACACCAGCCCTTGAGGCTCTACTGGCCCTCTCGCTTAGGCGGGAGGGTTCTTTCGTTATGGGTTAGGCTGCGGCGTCAGGTGCGAAGTCGCCCATCGCCGGCTCCCAGTGGCACTTTTCGCAAATGATGCGTTCGCGATCCTGGCTGTCCGTGCATTGCATCAGGCGCTGACGGTGGCAGTTTGGGCAGTCGTCTCCAGTGTACTCGCCGTAAGCTGACCAATAGGCTTCGGTCATATCGCTCGATCCTCTGTGATCGGCCCCCTTGAGGGCCGACGAAGGGTGGGCATGGACGGCCAACAATCTAATCCATCACCGACCAGATAACGATAAACACCACCATACCGAACCCGAAGGCGTAGCCTAGGTGTCGGAGCATTCGAGTTCGTGGCTGCGTTCGATTCTGGGCGGCCCGTCCTCAGGCATCGCGACTTCGGCCCAATCGAGGTAGAGCCCGCGCCCCTTGGCGGCTACGAGCCAAGAGATGAACGCGCGGCGCGCCTCGTCGCCGCGATCACTGTCCGCCCAGCCTTCCTTCGAGCCATCAGGGCCAACTAGGAAAGTGTGCCACTCATTGACCCGGGCGTGAATGACGCCAGTGACGGCGGCGATGCCGGTATTCCCGAAGAGTTTGACCGCTTCGCTATAGGCCTGGATCACGGCGTCGTGCTGAAAACCGGTGACGATAATCGAGTGATGGATCGTGTATCCCATCCCCAGATTCTACCCTCACCGCAAAGCTACGGGAAGGGGAATATATGGCGATTATATACTTTGCAAACCCAGCGACTCAGGGTAGCGTTTCCCCAATAAAAAACGGGGAGGCGAGGATGGCGTGCATCCTGATCACTTACGATCTGAATCGCGAAGGTTCCGGGTACTCAGCAAAGAACAAGATCGTTACGGACGAGATCAAGCGTCTCTACCCGACCTACTGGCATCATATCGAGTCAGTGTACTTGGTTTCTACTCAGCAGAGCCCGCTTGAGGTGGCGACGGCCATTCAACCGGTCCTAGACGAGAACGACAAGTTGTTCACCACGCGAGTCTCAGACGACGCCGCATGGACTGGAATTAACGAAAAAGGTGAGGCTTGGCTGAATAAGAATATCTAGCCAGCACTCTCGTTAGCTTCAGTCACCAAGCGGACTCTCACCCCAAGAAGCCGCGCCAACAGGAAGACGATCTGGTTCCGCATGGGTATCATAATACCGTGGTATTATGATACCTCAACCCCTTTCGCTAATCGGCGTCCTTGGGTGGTACGGGCGCGGATGCTGGCGGTGTCGTGATTTTCTTCAACGTGTCTTCGAAGTGCGCCGGGTCTTCGTCGGCCTCTAACTCGCGGGCCAGGTCGCGGAACTTGTCGGCTTGGGTCTTGGGGTCTTCAGACATCTAGCTGCTGATTTTCTGTAGCGGGACTGATGATCTTAAGGGGGTATTTGCCGCAAAGCTTACCGCTCGCGTCAGCTAGCCCCAATAAGGGGACGTTGCCGCCCTTCTTCTTTGCGTCCCGCGTATGGAACTCAGTGACGTCGTGCGCAATCGCGGTGGCGAGCTGGAACGCGTCCCCCGTCCCCATCATTCGCCCCGCGCCGGGGTCGGTGGGATCAGAGGCAACGTAGTAGAAATCCTTGATCTCGCGCGCCAACTCTAGGATTTGGCGACTGATGTCTATGTCGTAAAAATACATAGACCCGAACATTGACCAGTATTTCGCTTCCGCCTCCCGTCCGAGTTTCTTCGGGAGTATTTCAGCGTGCGTTATCACAGAGGTACAGATGCGGTTGCGCCGCTGCTTGTTGTCCAGAAGAATTTCGCCGACCGCGATCCTTTTGTCCGCGCTCACAGGTTCACCTTTTAGGTGCTCATAAAACAGACATGCATCCCAGTAGAAGACTTCGAGGGCCTCCATCAGGCGACCTCGTCCACGAACGGCTCGTGGTCGAGGTCAGGAAACGCGCCTGCGAGATCTAACAGATGCACGGTCGGCGCTGGCTGGCCTTCGAGGCCCTCCGCGTCCAGCAGGTAGGGGTGGGCAGACTTGCCATCGTAGTGCAGCAACCCGGTGGCCCGCACGACTCCGAAGAGGTTCTTCACCATCTGCGGCCGCAGAGCCTCAGGGAACACGCACTGGACCTGCGCGGGGCCAGACGGCGGACTGATGTAGAACTTCCGCTCGCCATCCATATCCATGACGCCCCTCAGCGCACCGAAGACCGTCCCCCTGGAGACGCCGGCGCGCCAGGGCCGATCATTGATATCTGCGGCGGCTACGCGCGCCAGCATCGCGTTGCCGCTCATCACGTTGTCGATCTGGATAGTTTTGCCGCGGAACTCGACCCGCATCAGGCTGATTTCGGCGGCTTTGTCGGCCCGGTAGTCCGCGAGGCTTACCACGTTAGAGAGCACACTCTCGGGAACGCGCGGGTCGGGGTTGCCCTCCCGAATGCGCTCAAGCTGTTCAACGCTCCACCTGAGAGAGGCATCGGCGTCATACCCCTGAGCCTTGGACCTAACGCGCATAGTTATGCGCGCGGGGCTGTTTCGGCTCAGCTTCACGACTTCTAAATCCAGTTGCCGCTTGTTCGTTTCGGAGAATACCCGTTCTAGGCCGTACATCGTGGTAAGGAACGCGGTGAACTTGGTCGCGAAAACGCTCGCGGACACGTTGCCATTTCTGGCGTCGCCTCCGTCTATGACGAACGTGATCAGATCATCGGCCATCGGAAGCCCCTTGAGAGGCGATAGCCTCTCAAATTTTGACTTGACCCGCAAGCGATTTTGAGTCCGCCGCTTCGGCTTCCATCGAGACCGGATGCGATGTTTAGGCTTGGCCGGCGGCTTGGGGCCGCTCACCAGTTGACCGATAAGTGAGGCGCTTGCCGACCACCCCTTGCAGCGCCGTGACGGCACGGGCGGTGTCATCCACGCCAAGGGCGGCGCGGTTCGAGTAGCGGAAATCAAATTCCGCGAGGTAGCGGTGAAGGTGCTTCTTGCTGGCGTGTTGGTAGACGCCGCGCATGCCGCGCTTGAAGACCGAGAAGAAGCCTTCGACAGTGTTGGTGTGAACCTGCGGATTGAAGCGCGAGACGTACTCGCCCGCGCTGTGATTGGTGTGGCCGTGGCCGGCGAACTGCTGGCCCAGCTTGGTGTAGTGGCGGGCCTCGTCGGTCATCAGGATCGCCTCCTTGGACAGGTTGGCGACGACGATTTCGCCGATGGCCTTGGCGCTGATGAAGTCGAGGACCGTGGACTTGGCGCGACCAGTGTTCCGGTCAACGAGAGTAAGAACCTTCATCTTGTGATTGCCGCCGGCCTTGGCTTTCGGTTCGCCGGGCTCAACGCCAATGAAGGTTTCGTCGCTCTCAACCATGCCGCCGCCGTGACCGAACGGCGCCAGCTCGCCGCAACGCATGGCTTCACGGATGCGGTGAGAGAGGAACCACGCCGTCTTGTAGGTCACTTCCAGAGTGCGGTGCAGCTGATGAGAGGAAACGCCCTTCTTGCTCGCCGTCATCAGGAAAATAGCCTGTAGCCACTTCGTCATGGGGAGCTTGGACTCTTCGAAGATCGTGCCCATGCGAACCGTGAACTGGCTCTTGCACTGGCCACACTTCTTAAGGCCGAAGCGGACGCGCTTTTCAGGGTTCGGCTTGATGGCGGTGATCCGCTCGAAACCGCCGCACTTGGGGCACACCGGACCTTGCGGCCAGATGGTCGCCTCCACCAGGTCGAAGGCGGCTTGTTCGTCGTGGAAGTAAGGGCGGGCAAGAACGGACATGAGCTTGATTCCTTGTAGGATTCTTATAGCTCAGATCGCTGGGTTTGCAAAGTATATAATCGCCGAATATATCCTTGATCGGCGAGTCAAAGCGTTTAGAATCAGGATGTTGGTTCTGGGCGCGAAGTCCTGCGTTCATCGTGGCCCGCCTTAGACGGCTAGCCCTCAGAGCTGACCTTGGACACCGACCCAGCACCAACGTCGGTAATTCCGATAGCCGTAGGCGGCTACTCGAAACTCAGCGGGTTGACCGTTGAGCGGCCGGGTTGATCGCCGGTCGTATGTAGACTGCGGGGGGATAAACGCTCCACCCGGTACGCCGATGGATGATGCCACCAGAAATGGCGCATGGCCCTCCGCAGCTACTTCCCCGCCAAGCCCCTACGTCGCCGGCCGCTTCCGCTTCTTCCTCGGCCAGGACTTCGACGGAACGTATTTCCACCCTGCGTCAGGGTGAGCGCCAAACACTTCCCTCATGGTCTCTGACGTCATTGGTCGGGCGGAGCCGAGGGCGGTTTGATCCCACACGCCATCAGCGGATTTCTTCGGGGGAGGGGTGTCGTCGGACATGCCTCATGGAAACGGAACGGGAACGCGGGGTCAAGCGGCTAGGATGCTGGGTAGCATTCTGGGTAGCGGCTTTCGCCACCGCCCCACTGGGGAGCGCCTAAGCGTCTGAAATTGTTCGGGAAGGTTTTGGTGGATGCGACAGGGATTGAACCTGTGACCCCCTCGGTGTGAACGAGGTGTGGACTAAGCCATTCCCTTACGCCGCTTGGGTTTGCCGTTTCATGCTACCCGGTTTCTTCCCGTTCTGTTCACGGTGAAATCGCCTCATCTCGGGTAGCACCTGGGTAGCAGATCGCGTTCGCTATTTGGTCCGCCGACCGCCCGAGGCTTGCGCAGCATCCGCCTGATAGTCCGGGCGATGGTGGCCGTAGTGGTCGATCAACGTCTGTGGATTCATCCCCAAGAATGCAGACGCCTTCCAGACGTCCACCCCGGCTTCCATCAGCCACGTCGCCGCGGTGTGGCGCATCCAGTGCGGGGTGATCTCGGCGGGCAGGCCAGCGTCGCGTACGCAGCTTGCAAAGCCGGTTCTGATCTTGCCGCTGATCGGCGCGCCGCCGTGATGCAGGACGCTCACGACGATGTCCTCGCCGTCGTCGGCCATGCCCAACTTGTGGTCCATCGCGCGCCACCGCCGTAGATGCGCCAGGAGGCGAGGGGGGATCTTCACCACTGGCGTCTTCTTGTTCCGCTGCTCGCGGACTGCCTTGCCGCGCCGGAAGATCACCGCCTTGTCGAGATCGAGCCACGGCTGAACGGCCGACTCTTCCCAGAGAAGTTCGCGCATCACCGTGTGGCGCGTGCCTGTATAGAAGCCGATCAGCAGAAAGCGGCGGATGTGCGCACGGTTCGCGCGGGCGGACTTGCCTAGGCGTTCCCAGCGGTCCGGCTTGCCCCGCTTCTTCGTCACCCGCCAGCCTAGGGACGCCTTCAACAGCGCAGCCGCCTGGGAGCGCGTCAGGGCGTCTCTTGGGCTCTCTGACTTGTCGGGCAGCCAAACCATCGGGCGGGTCGTCAGCGCGTCCTCGCCGTGCCAGTGACCGATGGCTGCAGACAGGTCTTCCAGTTCGCGCCGGGCTGTCTCCGACGAGACGCGCGGAGCCTTCTCGGCGTCCTTGTAGCGCCGGTCGGGCTGGGTCTGACGGTGCGCTGCATAGGCTTGGCAGGTTGAGCGCTTGACCTCGGAGATGGTCTGATCGCCCCACCACGCCGTCAGGGTCTGAATGTTGCCCGCGACGAAGGAGGGATCGGCCGTGTGCGGCGCCTTCTCCAGCGCATAGAGCGCCAGGACGTCGGCGACTAAGACCTGGCCTGGGTCTCGGCGGCTTTCGGTGCTGAGCGTCGGCGGGGTCCACTTCTCCGCGATGTACTCCGCGAGTTTTCCTTCAGCGTCCGACAGGCGTTCTGGACCGCAGCCTGTGCTACGCTCAACCGATCCGTCGCGAATGAAATAGACGTCGGGGAGGCGCTCGCCGGTCCGGCTGTTCTTGCGCCCTCGCCGGAGATAGAGCCGCGGGCCTTTGGCGTGCTGGGACATTGGAACAGGGCTCGTAGCTGGGCGGGCGTGACAAAGAACTTTCCCGCCACCTGGGCAGGCGTCAACCGGCCCTTGCGGATCTCGGTTCGGAGCAGGGGAACGGTGATCGGCAGCTCAACCGAGAATACCGCCACGGCTTCGTCTAGGCGCATGGGGGCGTCGTCGGGCCAGTCGGCCGGCGTGGGTCGTGAAAGAACGCGGGTTAGCGCCGTCATTTCACCCCCCCATCGGTAGGGGGTGGAGGGGGTTCAGCCTGTACCGACCTATAGCCGGACGAGCCGGTCACTGAGGCCGAGCCCTCCTGACCGAAGAACTCCACGATCTCAGCGGCGACATCCTGAACCGTGCGGTACTCGTGCGGCATCAACCGGCGTCGGTTGTCTCCGCTCATGTCCGGTTGGCGACGGAAGACGCTCGCGATCATCTGCTCCACAATGCCGAGCGTGGAGGTCTTCTCGGTCATCGTGTCGGGAGCAGGTGCGCGAGGGCCACGAACGGCGTCGATAGCCTCCTGAAGGCCGCAGCGATGCTCCAGACGATACGCCTTGATGGCGCGGACGAGGTCGGTCTCAGTCATCAAAGGATCTCCCACTTGTCGCCCTCAAGCTCGCGCTCGATGAACCGCATGCGCCGGCCGTCGATGACGCGGATTTCGCCGCGCTTTGGGCAAGGCGGCTCGGCATCAGATGATGGCGCGCTTGCGCCACATGCGGCTGGCTCGTGCTGACCTATAATCTTCTCAACCCCTTGCTCCACTAGGGCTGTCTGCTGGGGGAGGGGCGAGAGGTCTTCACCGTCCCAGCCGTCGGTCAGGTCTCCGTTGTGGCGCGGCGGCCAATGCTCGGAGACGGTGTAGTCCAAACGGCGTTTCCGGCGGTCGAACTGAACCCCGGCGACCCACAAGGCTTGTCCCCGCCAATCGGAGAAATACTGGCAGGTGTCAGGGACCTCTACGGGCTGGCCAATCGTGAAGCGCTGACGCATTTCCGGCTCCCCTGTCTGCTGAAGGGCGGCGACACCCTCTGCTCGGGTGTTCCAGACCATGATGGCGTTGTCGCGGTACTGGAAGCCACCGAGGCCCCCGCCGCACATCTTGCATTGCGGGCGATAGAGCAGGGGTTCGCAGCTATGATCTCCGCGATCCTCAACGATCCAGCCATCGCAGCCGCAGAACGGACACGGTTTGAGGTCTGAAAGGCTCATTGGGATGCTCCTAGCCCGAGGGCGTGGCGGGCGTCCGATATGGCAAGGTCCAGCTCTTCGTGGCTCATGCCTCGGCGCTCCAATCTGCGAACCTGTTCGTCGCAAGTAGCTACGATCGCTCTCAGCGCCTTCTCCATGCGAGCGCGGTCGGCGAGGAGGGAGAGAGCGGCAATAACCGCATCCGCAAGATCGAAAGCGTGGGTCGCCATGATGCGCTCGACGTCGGTGTACATGTGGTCCGGCTTCGCGCCGTACTCGCGCAAAGCGTCATGGACCTCCTGCCAGCCTTCAGGCGGCGACCAAGGCTTTCCGTCGCGCATCCAGACGTTCTTTTCGCGGGCGTCAGTCATGGGGTTTCCAATTCTCGCGAACGGCGTCGAACCAAGCCTTGTTCTTGGGGTTTTCAGCCCAACGGCGCGCGTCTGCGACGGACTTGGCGAGCCAGCCGGCCTGGACGCGCTTTAATTCCGGTTGTTTGAAGCTCACTGGTTAGAACTCCTTCCCTGGAGGGCGGCTCGACCGGCTTCGGTGATGCGATACGGACGAGCCTTCATTCGGCGGCGCTCGATGACGGATGGCGGCGCGTAGGTTTCGGCCAGCCCTAGCTTCGCCAGCGCCGCGCACGACGCGGGACGCGCCCAGAAGCAAATGCCTCTGCCGTAGATGCGAGATAGCTCCCGGAGCGTGTCTCGCTGCGCGTTGGTCAGTTTGATCTCGCTCACTGCTCAGAGCCTCCCTGTAGCTGTAGGGCGGCCTCTCCAGCGGCTTTCCAGGCGGTTGGGATATCCACCCACTCGCTAGGCGTCTGGGAAACGAAACCCCACGCAAGCGTGCCCTCAGCGCGAACGGCAGTCTGAATGGCCCGGTTCAGGGTGACGACTAGCGCTTCCCACTTTTCGGGCGGGACCATGGTCGAGGGCGGGTCGCCATCGGGATCGGCGTGCTCGTCGTTGGCGTCATCGAACCATTCCTGGAGGTGGTCGGCCTCGATGATGTTCGTGCGCCACTCGCCCTGCGCAGCCTGGCAGATGAAGGCCCCCTGATCAGGGTCATCGGCCCAGGCATCCATGATCGCGTCGGCGCGGCTATAGGCGGGGCCATGGAAGCGCTCTTCGTCTCGCGACCACCACCACGACAGCTTCGGTTCAGTCGTCAGCTTGCTCTCAGCCATGATTAGTCTCCGAAGGATTTAGGGGGTTCTCATCCGGTGCTTGCGGAGAAACCTCGCTGCGCTGCGGACCCGAGAGGTCGGTTTCGGCTGGAAGGATCGGCTCAACGATCAACGCGCCGACCGTGAAATCTCGCTCTCGCAAAGTGGGCCGCAGGAGGGCTTTGGACATCTGATCCAGCACCCATGCAACGCCAGCACAGTCCTCCGATGAGGCGTCCGCAGACGTCTCGCCGTAGCCGTAGGGAACGCCGTCGCGGTAGTGAACCTCGTGGATCGAGAGCCACGGTGAACCGTCCTGATCGGCGAACTCAATCAGCCGATAGTTCCAGCTTGCGCCTGGTGGGTCGTTGGAGGCCTGATGGACCGGGCCGTCGCGGTCAGCTCCGACGCCTTTGAAGCCGCTCATTTGCCAAGCCTCCGATTGCGTTCAGCGACATCCACGACGTCCCCGCTTGGAACCATCCGGAATGTGCCGTCACCCAACGGATCCGCGCCGATGTCGCCGGCTCTGTGGATGTCGATCGGACGGCTAAGGTATGTGTCGCTAGGAAGGCCGACAGATTCCGCCATGAGACGCTTTTGACCGTCAGCAGTGGAGTGGTCGCGCTGGAGTTTGGAGAGCATCAGCGCCCCTCCCCGAGCGAGGCGATTGCCTCTTCGACGCGTTGCTCGACCGGCTTCACACCGATAACTCCGGCGATGCAGCCGACCGAATATGCAGCCTCGCGCGCCTGACGCTCCTTGGCGCCGTTCTTGTGGTCTGGGTGAAAGAAAATCTCGGGCTTCAGGCCGTCCTTCGGGAGGTGGCCCAGCACGCCAGCTTTCACAGCAGCGCGAAGCTCAGCACGAACTCGGGCGGGGATGGGTCCGCGAATGACACGGCTCGCCTTGACCAGGATTTGTTCGACGTTCGGGCCGAAGGCGTCGGTGTAGCGCGTCATGTCATCTCTCCGCAGGTCGGTAGTGACAACCGATATCGGATATGCGTCAATAAGCGATATCGGATAGGAGCGGGTTTTGACAGAGAAAGCGATATCGGCCACAACCGCCCGCATGGGCAGGCCGAAGATGGACGTGAAGCCGATGCTCGTGCGCTTGCCGGAAGGCATGGCCGAGCAGATCGACGCCTTGGCAGGGCCGGGGAAGCGCGCCGAGTTCATCCGCGATGCTGTGGAGCGGGAGATCAAGCGCCGCTCCCGTCAGAAGGATTAGCGCCTCCATCGGAGAGCGGCGGAGCGGGGCTGCGCTCTTGGGCGTCGCCACTGGGAAGGCTCCGGGCGAGACCCCCTAATTCTTCTCGGGATAGACCATTCTCTTTGAGCTTGGACATCGCCGCATCAACCGCTTCGTCGGCTTCATCTTCCGTCAGGATCAGGTTTTCCGGCACGACCCCGATGAACGGGCCGGGCGGTGTGCTGCCCGCAGGTCCCGCGTCTCGATTGCGGAGGAAACGGTAGCGATCAGCGTCCGCGTAGACTGCGTCCGATGGCGGCTGTCGAAGAGCGACCTCCAGCACACGCTCCAAGATGTCAGGGTCTAGCGGTCCGGTCGTGACCTGCGCGTTCATCGGGTCGTCAGCGATGGCCGAACGCATTTCACGGATCAGGTGGCGAACGAACGCGCGGTCCGCACTACTGACGTCGCTATCTGCCTCCCCCATCTCTGGGGAGGGGTGAGACAGGCCAGCGCGAAGCTCAGCCTCGATGGCCACCTTCGTGTTGTGCCCGATATTCAGCCCATATGAGTCGGAGTGGGCACGGCTAATACGTTCGATAGCAGCGCCGATATCGAACTCATCACCCTCTCCTCCGGTAGACGCCTCTACAACGACGTCAGGATCACTCTCGACGTGACGGGTCAGCCACTCCGCATCGACCAGCATCTTCATAGATGGGGGAGAGAGGACTTCTAGGTTGCGGAGCGCCTTCCAGATTTCGTGTCCGTCATTCCATCGGATGAGGGCGCCTGTCGCGTCGGTGTTGAACTCCAGAAGCTCGCCGATAACAGCGCCACCTCCCCGAGGTTGAACTCGGCATCCAACCTCGAATGTTAGGCCTTCAACCTCGGGCGCGCGGGAGAGGGCGGCACGGGTGTTCCAGGCTGCGACAGCTTCGGCTTTAGTCGCCTTGGTCGGCCCT